GATGTTCCCGCCTACCACCCCGGAAATAACCGCGAGGGAATAAACAGACAAGAAGTCCGTAGGAGCCGATAAGTACTGATTGTTAGCGGTAAATTGTCCGTAGACGTTCTTACGCAGGTTGGCAATCTGAACAGTGTTATAGATCTTCTGCTCAGCCTGCTTAACAAGCATAGCCATCTGGTCATTGGTGAAAGTATTCTCAACAATGTCCTGAACATTAGCTGACAACTCAGTGTAGTTCACGCCATCGGTCCCCGAGCCATTACACCTTTAGTCGCCGCCCCAGTGCCGCGAATCTTGATGCCGGTAGTCTTGACGTTCTTCTCCGGGTATCCAGAGTTTTTCAAGTCTACCTTCGGGGCAGGTTTGGGCTGATTAGGATCTTTCTTCATTACATCCCCCGAGCGGATTTTTTATACGTGAACGAAGACTTTTTCTGGTTAGCAACCTTCGCCAGACCACGCCCCAGCTGCTTCATTTGAAGATTTGTTTTCCCACCCTTGGCAAACTTGGTGGGTGTTTTACCCGGGTGCATGTTTGCTTCATGCTTATGCACCGCTTTTTTTGCGTCCATGATAACTCCTAAGTTGTCACTATCGTAACAGTACCAACAGACGTAACCGCTACCAAATAGTTTGGTGTCAGCCCCGCATCGTTAGCACTGGCCCCGCCAACAGGATTCCAGCCCCATTGAATGTCTCTTGATCCACCAGTGGGGTTGCCGTCAACGTTTACACCCGCAGTGACATACGTCGTGTCTCTGCGCGGATTTCGCAACGCTTGCGGGTCGTCTACAGGATACATACCCAATTGCAACTGCGGTTGATCCGGATCCCAGCACTCATAACAGACCAAAAGGTTGATCTGTTTGGTCTTGATAATCAGTTTTTGAAGGTCGCGCAAACGAAAGCGAAACCCACACCTATCGCACATGGCGATAGCAATCTTTCCACTGGCAAATCTGTTACCCATTATGCACCGCTACTGCCAAGGTAGTACCGACGTGGAACAAACCGTACTGCTGCTTTTTCTCGATCCTCGCCAGCTGCTAGGTTGAACTGTTCATCATATTGCGACTTCAACATCTCAACTCGACTTGCCAGTTCAGGCGTCTTGGAAGCAATCCGATACGCAAGCCCTGCGGTCAACGCCGGCAAGAAACGGAAGTTCAAATCTCCAGTCTCAAGACCATTGCCAGCGTCTTGGATTCTGCGCATACGCCAGTACACAAACTGATAGGTCTGTGTGTTATCGGGGACCAGCCAGACTGTTACTGACGGGAGGTTCGGATTGTAGACCGCTGCACCTGTGAGATGAGAGGCAGCAGTCGTATTGTTTTGCCCTCGAGCCACCCCCATCAGCGTGTTGCCACTGATGTACTGATAGAAGATGTCTTCGCTATCAACTCGGATAAACCCATACCCAGGCAGGCCAACTACCGTATTCAACGGAATACTTGTAGCCGTTGATGACAAAGCACCGTTAAGAGTGGACGACGTAGGCGACACCGCTCCAGACAGGCGATTGACCAGCACCTGAATAGGCCGACCTGATGCAAGCTTGTTCGGGATCGTGGCATACGTTGACACACTGATACGCGTGATATTCAGGTCTGCTTGTGTCGATGCCGTGTTCTGACCAGTCCTGATGACGTGCTCGAGCAGGTCAATCGTATCCAAAGGAAGAGCGTATGTGCTAAGCCCCGCGGTCAACGTAATGATCCCCGGCTCAATCGTCCACATGTTAATACCACGGTTCTGCCACTCAATGGTAAGCAGATTCATCGACCTCCGAGCAGTACGCAGGTCATAACCAGAACGCATCTCGCGCCCAGCAAGTTCCCACGCCTCTTCGGCAATGTCGGTAAACTCTAAGTTAAACGCCGTGGTACCAGAGGTGGTCATCTAAATCTCGCAGTCTTCTGAGCTATGCCTTTAGGCTGGGCTACAAACTGTTTACCTTTTGCCTTGCCTGCTCTTTTAGCTTTCGTAGTTGCCGCGTATTCAGCAGGGCTCAAAGACTTGATCGCTGCTTCTGGAAGATATCGCTCGCCCGTTTTGGAGGAGGGCTTTCCGCTTTTGGTCCGCCAACGTTGGCTACCCCAATCTTTGAGCGACTGTTGCGGAGCTTTAGTCACGATAGCCGCCGCCAGCGGCTTTGTACTTTTTTGCTAGCAGTTGTGCTTTTCTCGCGCTCCACTGACCCGCACCTGTGCCCTGCGTAGCCTGCCCCTTGATCTTGTTGAACAAGGCTTTACGCATCCCGGGTTTCGTATAGTTTCCAGCTTCGTTAACTTTGGACTTTACTTCGCCACCTTCAGCGTACTCATAAAACGAAGTGTCATCCCGACGTTGTTTACGCTTAGGCTTAGGCATCTTATTGGGGTTAATCGCACCCATGCCACGTGAGGCTATCATATATACCGACCTTTTGTTTTACCTTTACGCGCTATACCATCCCCGCGTGATGGCAATTTAACAGAACCGCCACTCTTCTTTTTAATCGGTTCTATGTCTTCAAGGCGGTCACGTTTTCGATCAACTTCTCTAGCAAATCTTTTGCGGGCTTCATCGTAATAATCTCGTCCTGTCCAAGCATGCACAAGGCGATTAGCGCCATACAAAGCCGCTCTTAATGGATGCGTGTACAAAGGCGGTGTAAAAGTTTCGCTAGTACGAGGGTCATCTTTAAACAACGGTTTAACATATCTTCCTTGAGGATATTGAACCGTTTCTTTTAATTGGCTTGTGTAATAATTTTCACGAGGATCAAGAAGTTTTAAAAATCGTTCTTTGCGTTCATACGGGCCGTATCCCATGACACGGTTTTCAATGTCTTGCAATATCTTCTCATGCTCTTCCCATTTGCGTTTTTTTTCTTCTTCAGAAAGAGAAGCATTAGCTTCTCCTCCTTCGTTAAATTTACGTTTTTTCATACAAACCTGCCCTTGGTCTTACCCCGCTGAGCACAGCCATCAGCTCGACTAGAAGCGGAACTAACAGCGCCACCTTTTGCTAACCCACGCTTCATGCTGCGCGGAGCAGATTTGTCATACTCCTCGCCCATGCGCCGCATCATGCGCTCGTCTTTAACCTGCTCACGCATACGTGCTTCTTCTTCAAGCGTCGGCGTCATCATGTCTCGAGGCGGCATCGGCTGCGGTTCTGGACCAGCTTCTTTCCCACGTTGAAACTCATCTGCCATTACTGGCGTTCTGGGTTTAGGTGCTGGCGGACGTTTTGTGCCCATAGATAGGTAAGTTGCGTCGTCAAACGCCTTACCCATACGCTTACGCTTGGCCTCGTCTTTCATGTCCTGAACAGATTCAGCCATGTCAGCACTTCCCGCCGCCCATCATGCGGACTTGAGCGCCTTTAGTCTTGCCTTTCTTGGCAATACCGTCAGCTGCGCGTGTGTATCCGCCGGCAGAATAGGCCATGCCGCCGCCCATCATCTTCTTGGCCATGCCGCCCGCCTTCATCTTGCCTTCGCCATCGGCTGCAAAAGCGGGAACTTTTTTCCCGTCTTTCATAACCATCGGCATACCGCCAGAAGCGTAGCCACCCTTCTTCATGCCCATCTCGGCCATCTCATGCTTGACCATAGACTTGGGAGCGCCTTTCTTTTTCATAAAGGCCACTTCTTTACCCATCATTTTTTTGGATTCTTTCATTTCGCCACCTTGGTTGAATTTACGGCCCTTATCGGCCTGCATGAATTCCTTGCCAACCTTTTGCGGGATGCCAAGGCGTTTAGAAGCTGCGGGGTCATTAGCGACTAGCGCCATCAGGTTGTGTTGAGCTTTGGTCTTGCTTGGCATTTGCCCTCCCAGTAAAACCTTTTACTGTGTCGGTTTCCCAGATTCGGATTGCAAACCATATTACGGTTAACACCCCGCCAATCAAACCAACAATAGGCGGAAACCATTGCATAAAACCAGCAACGCCCACAACAACGGCAGCGCCATCAGCAGCGGTTTTGATTTCTTGTGCGTTCATCTCAGCACTTCCATGCTCTCAGACTTTTATTGATCCGACTGTTTGGGTCATTCGCGGTCTTCGCTGAAGTCAGCTTCTTCTTCATGCCCGTCATCCGAGCACAGAATGACTTCTTCCTTGAACCGCCTTCCGGTTGCGGGGCCTTGAGCCCCGGCTTCCCCGGATTGGCTTTGTTGTAGCTGGCGCGCCCTTTGGCATTCAAACCACCAGAGGGATTCTTGCCTTCTTTGCGTTGCCATGCTGGCGTCTTCATGGCTACCCGCAGATGATGGTGCAGAAGGTCACGTTGGTCAAGGTCACCACGCAGTAGTCTTGGTTAGATCCTAGCGTTGACAGAATACCTTCTGCTGCCATGTACAAACTGTTTGCAACAATGGCAGAAGCAGGAGTATTGATCTGCAGCCGGAGCGCACTGGCAAGATCATTAGTGTTGAACTTGACCGAGCCAGCACTACCGGTGCCAACATAGTACAGACCTTTGATACGCGTCCGGGGAAGAGCAAGACTCCCGGTGGTACCAATCTTTACATTACCCGCCGATGCACCACTAGCTGTGATGGAATCAACACGAGCGTAGTAGTTAGACGAAGTAACTGTCGTGGCATTAGGCCCAGTCAGCGTCTCACTGACAACCGTGTTGGTTAGATCACCAACTTTGATACCGGTAATGGTAAAGGTGATTCCTGAGTCATTACCAGCCGAGGTGATGATGACTTTGTACCCGTACCCATTAGGCCCGACAGTGTTGGTCAGCAGCGAAAGAGAACCAGCGCCTGCAATTGACGCATTTGCCCGATAAAGAGCATCGTCCGTCGCAGGCGTTACTGCCCATACGTCATATTGCATGACGGACTCCTATTACTGGTCAGCAAAAGCAGGAGCAGTTGCACCAGTGACGCTACCCCACACCTGCCAGTTAGTTCCGTTAATCGCCAGAACGTTAATCTGCGCAGCGGCGGGGA